GAATGAAGGTGTTTCCATCCTCGTTTTGGAACTCCCACGTCGGTCCCAGCATGGGCCGCAGCTTGTTCGTCTTTGCGTCTTTCAGCAGGCTCTCATACCACTTCACATCCTTGTTGTAGAGTTCGATGCGCTCGGCAATCTGGCGCTGCGTCTCGCCCTCAAAAATCGGCTTGCGCGATTTGCGCGCGGGATGCGGCCGCTGCTCCGCCAGGTCGCACCGCGGGCACTGGATCAAAAAGTTATTGGAGAAAAATACGCGGGAGAGATAGAGCACGCTTTTCCCGTCACCCTCGTAACGATCGTCCGGCCCTCCGCCCTGCTTGTGGAGGCAGACTTCGCGTTGGATGTAACGGCGCACCTTCTCAGCTTCTTTGAGCAGCGTCTGCCGCTGTTTGTTTTGCGCGCTGCGCTGTTCGCGGGTCTGAATGAAGGTTTGATTTTCTTCCTTCTGCCGCTCCAGAGTCAGCTTTCGCGTCTGGAGATCAATCTCCAAAATCTCGCGCTGCAGTTCTTCGTTCGTCATCGTGAGTCCCTCAAAAATCCCCCGGCGAGTGTCATCCACGATTACTCGCCGGGGAAGGCTTTGGCTTCCCTCTCGTCTGTGCGAGAGAGCTTGTTAGGGGACTTATATACTTGAGTCCCTTTTGTTAAGCGTTCATGCAAAAAGTCTTTCCTGCGCTGGCCGTAAGCAGTGTGGACTGAAATAAACACGCTCCTTTGAGGAGTTCTCGCGGGCTTGGTTCTCGCCCTGAGAACCATAGCCGCCCTGCGCCTTCCACTCCACCGTATCCCATGAATCGGGCATATCGTGTTCGCCCTCGTATCCGCAGAGCGCAATCCTGATTCGCGGGTCATCTCCCTGTGCGATTGCCCACTCCCGTACCTCGTTAGCTACTGTAAGGCTGTCTGAGCTATATAGCGCGTCTGTGCGACCGTCAAGGTAAGGAGGATCGAGGAAGACTCCAGTGGTTCCGAGCTTGACCGTTGGCGTAGGGCCGCAGACTCGAGACCAATCGCCGCAGCACACCCGGACTCGGCGCAAGCGTTCGGCTAGTTCGTTCATGTACTGAAACAGGAACTCTCGCGTTCCCAAGGTGCGGGCGCTTTCCTCTTCTAAGCAAAGGGCACCGCCCGTGCCCGCGTTCCCAAGGTGCGGGCGCTTACGGTGTACGCCCGTGCCCGCGTCCCCAAGGTGCGGGAGCTGCACCGAGCACCATCCTGAGCCAATCCAGATACATTGTCCCCATACCCACCATCCTGCAATTTTCGCATCGTAAAACTCCGGGTCTGTCTTCATGTTTTCACGGAACTCTTCTTGTGAGACGAGCCACAAATGCCTTGCGTGTTGATCTGCCTCGTTTACCGGCCAATCGGCGGCATCGGCCACTGCATCGGGATCGTTTTGCAACGCACGCCAGAAGTTAGCCACCATGCAGTCGAGGTCATTTACCGTCTCGATACCTGCCTCTGTTGGCCGTCCGAGCAATACCGCGCCACTTCCAAAGAACGGCTCGACGTAATTCTGCACGTGGCCGAAACGTTCCCAAACAAGAGGGGTAACCTTCGATTTTCCACCAAACCATGGAAACGGTGCTCTCAAATCAGTCATTTCGCTCCAGGGGAGTTAAGTATGTAATTCCCCTTGTTAGGTGGTCTGCGGCACGGCTTTCGCAATGCGCGCGCGGCTCACGTTGTCGGGGCTCGGCCCAATGCCGAGGATGGTGTTATAGGCCGTGCCGGCGGCAATCACGCCGGGCGGGTCATAGCTCGATCGCGCGAACTCGCCAGCCCACAGGTCCATGTTCTCCCACTTCGGATGCGGGTCGGTGTGCTTGGCGCTCGGCAGGTTGATGAACACCATTGCATCCTCGCCGGCGCAGTAGGTCGAGATGGCGGTAAGTCCCGATCCCTGCCAGTTAGCCGTGGTCGTCTGGTTGGTCGAACGCAGCCAACGTGTGCCGGCGAGCTCGAGTACTTTGATTTCGCCATCGTCGTCGTCGTCCATCAGCTCCTCGAGTTTGAGCTGGCCCTCGGGGGTGTGCTTCAGGATGTCGACAACCGAATTGTTGGTGTTGTCGAGCGCGAACACATCGCCGACAAAGAAGGGATGGATCGAGCCGTAGAAATAGCCGGTCTGCATCGGCGCCACATTCTGGCCGAAGAGCGAGGGCGGCATCTGCTCGATGATCTGCTTGGTGAAGGCATAGAGCGGCCCCACGGTTGAATCCTGGTTCGATGTGTTGGTGTCCAGGGTGCGCAGATAGTCGAGGTTGATCATGATCAGCGTGTCAATCGTCTGTGCCAGCCGATAGGCCATCATGCGGCGATAGTTCATCAAGTCATCCGAGATGGATGTCATGAAGGTCAAATCGCTGAAGTTTGTATAGTCGGCCCACTGGCCCATCACGATATCGCGGAAGTTGCAGACGATGGTGATCGGGTTACCGATTGTGCCCTGTGTCTGTTGCGTCAGGTTCGGACCGATCGGCGGGGTAAGCATGAAGTTACGGAAAGTCAGACCGCTCTTTTCCGGCATCGTCATGCGCGTGCATAGTTGCAATTTATTCAGCTTCTTCGCGAGAAACTTCATAAACGCTTTGTTGTAGTGCACGGTTAGCCCAGCCTGCGGCATGTTGCCGGTCTGCATTGCGGCCGGCGACGCGCCGTCGCCACAGACCGCGCCGGTGGCGTAAGCCGCTGCCTCGCGCAGCGACATAGCCGAGGCGGTGTAGCTGGCCATTCCCAGCACCAACAGCACCCAGCCCACGGCCAGAGTCAAGCGCACGCCTGGAAGCAGAATCCCGCGTACCAGCGCGCACGCTGCCACATTCACGCTATTCAAATCGAGCGTGCGTGGCCCTTTCATTCTTTGAGTATGTTTCACTGCTTCTGCTCCCGGCCGCTACGCGCGCGCCTGGCGGGGCGGATAGTGATAATTTGCCGCTTCGATGTAGTCCTTGTCGCGCGCACGCAGCAAGCGATCGGACTCTTTGAGCGGCATCTTATCGAATTCCTCCCGCGTCCACTTGGGTTTCCATTGAGGCAATTGCGTCGAGCCGGTCCGGTTGATCCGGTGGCTGGTTGCAAAAGCCGCGTCGGTCTGCCGAGTACGGGAGTCCGGATTTTGGGCCGGGAGCACTGGTAGAGCTGGGGGTTGGATGCCGTCGGGGAGATCTTCCTCCGTTAAGAGGTATCCCCCTTGCTTCAATTCCTGAAAACACTTCTCCAGGATCTCCGCGGTGATGAGCCGGATGTTCCCTGTCCGGCTCCGCGCGTTGTCGAAAATTAGCTTTTTATTGTAAGGAACATCCTTTAACTCCGGATGTGTCGCGGCCCACGCGATCGCAGTCGCTTCAAAGCCCCTGGCGGCGATCTGCTCGGTATCGATGCCGGTCGCATTTTCGAAAAGTTTCACGATCGCGCCCGGCGCCTTTGCCGGATTGGTCAGTTCGCTGGTCGCCAGCATCTGCTCGTCGGCCGTCAGCGTGAGCCGGCGGGTGGGGGCAGGTTTAATCGGCGCGGGAGTCGGCCCTGCAGGCTGCCTGGCGGGACTGGCAAGATGCGCGCGCGCGTGCATGCTGGTCTTTTCGATTTTCCCGTAAACCTCATCCGGCGTCTTGCCATAAGTTCTCACCGCCTGCGAGCCGTCTTCGAGGTCCG